AGATGTAGTGAAACAATATGAAGAATTTGCTTCTAGAGATGGAATAATATTTGATGCTGAAATCGGAGTTGGAGAAAATTTAGCAGATATTTCTGGATTATCTTTAGCAGAAGAATATTTACTTTTATTTCAACAAGCAAATGAAGATATTGATATTATTAAAAAAATATCGTTAGAAGCATTTTATGTTTATTCTGCGATTCAATCTAGACAAAAAATTCACGATAAAGCTATTCCGGCTCAATTAAAAACAAATCCTCATCCTTTAGAGAAATATAGATGCAACTGTCCTTTATCTCGTTTAGAATTATTTAGAACCGTTTATAATATTAAGAAAGGAGATGGAATGTGGTGGCATAATACAGATACAATTTGGTAATTTATTTAGAATATAATTTTATTTTAATATTATAATTAATTGTTTAATATTAAAGAGGATATTGTTTATTATAAACATTTAGGAATTTATTTATAATTTTTTGACTTCGTTTATTTTTTTTTATCAATTATATATATAAATGTCTCGTTCAAGAAAACATAGTGGATCTCGTCGTGGAGGTGCTTCTCGTCGTGGAGGTCTCTCTCGTTCTCGTGGAGTTGCTGTAACTATGAAACGCGCTGCGTCAAAGGCTGCTTCCAAGGCTGCCGGTCGCGCCGCGTCTGCTGCTAGAGCTGCTTCTAAGGCTGCTTCCAAGGCTGCCTCTGCTGCCCGCGGAGCTTCTGCTTCAAGAGCTGCTTCTGCTTCTAAGGCCGCTGGTCGCGCTGCTTCCAAGGCTGCTGCTATGGGTGCCGCCGCTGCCCGTGCTGCTGGTGCCGCTGCCTCTGCTTCAAGAGCTTAAATAATTAATTATAAATTATAAATTATAAATTACAATTTAATTTATAATTTCATTTAATCCAAAAGTAAAATATATATTTTTTATTTATTACCTAGAGAGAAATTGGTTAACCGACTTTATAACACTATTATGAGGTAAATTATATTTTTGACACCAAGAAATGCATTTAGAAATATTATGTTTTTTCATTGTTTCTATCTTATCAGACCTATAATTATCTATTAAATTTAATGTAGAAGCTATATTTTCTATTTGACTTTGACCGAATAGAGAATTATATTCTTCTATTTTATTTACAAAATAACAAGGAATATCTATATTCAATATACGAGTTAAATTAGAATTACTTTTTAAATAATCAAATGATTTTAAAACTTCATACATTATTGTATTGCTATTTTCTAATTTAAAATCCTTACAAATAATATATTTTTCAGAGTTTGCTAATCTACTTGTATTTGGTTTTATAATGTAAACGTTTTTATATAAACAAGACAATAAAAATAATATATCCATTGTACCTTGTGTAAATAAGTCAAACACTTTCAAAATAAATGAACCGTTTTTTTTCTGCATCGCGATAGCATAACAAACTTGTGCATAAATTAATTTCAAAGATAAACATTCTTGATTATTAAAATTAATAGAAAAATCAAACCCTCCGTCAGCAGTTATTAAATCCATACTATTATTGTATTTTTTAAAACAATACTCCAAATTTTCTTTGTTAAGTAAATCCCCTGTATTATCTGAACCATTTTCAATAATGACGTTTGGGTTTGATTTTAAAAAGTTTTGGCTTTTTTTCCAACCAGGAGTATTAATATCTTCGTTATTCAATGTCATACCAAAATAACTATCATTAATATTATTTCTCAATGAAACTAACGCTTCTATAAATCCGCCTGGGCCTTCGGCCAAATGAAACGTTTTACAAGAGGTAGAAGGCATTTCATTTAAAATATTAAAATTACCACAAATTTCTATCATTTTATAAAATGATCGGGATAATGGTTTTAATTTACATACGGATTGTTTAGAGTTAGGAATGATAGAATGTATATATTCATACGGATTTGTATATTTTTTATAATTATCCCATTTATCAATATTTATATCTATTTGTAATTTTATATTAATTAAATAATAAATCAACATTTTATTAATTATATTTTTACTTTCTTCTGATTCAGAAAAACGGATTTCTATTTTATCATGAATATTCGGGATATTTATGTTAGGTAATATAAAACTCATTATATAAGATTATATATTTATCAAAAAAATATTTATGTTATTTCATTATTATATATAATTTTATAAATTATCCTTTTATAATCTACTATTATTTTAAATTTTAACCTAGTTTTTTAGGTCTTCCTCTTTTTTTGGCTTCTTTTACCGGTTCTAATTGCATAGTTTCCATTTTATTAATAAGATTTTCTATTTGTAAAGGAATTTCCTCTTGTATTATTAATTTTTTTGGTTTTCTTCCTCTCTTTTTAATAAGAGGAATAATTTCAAATTCTTCTTGTTCTTGCACTTGTTCTCCTTCTTGCGGTTCTTCAGCTTGCATGATTTCTTGAACCACTTCAATTTGTGGTTCTGGTTGAGGTCCTACAATCTCATCTGCTTTTTCAAACATTATTGCGATTTCATCTACTTTTTCTTCACTTCGTACATCATCGGACCCCTCTTCAATCATAACTAATTTTAATTTATTCTTTAATTTTTTGATAAACTTGCGTGATTTTGTTTTAATTTCAATTGCTTTTTCAATCTCCTTACTTTCTTTATTAAGTGATCTTTCGGTATCTTTTGTTGTATCCAATAATCCATTTGATATTGTTTCCGCATCTACGTTTCTTATTTTTTTATATACAAAGTATCTATTTAAAAATGAAATTCTTTTCTCTCCACTTGTCATTTTATCGGCGAAACCATAATCATTTGCCTTTGACCGATTTCTACTAATTTCTTGTTCCATCAATCCATAAAGTTCATTAAATAAACCGCTTGATGACGGAATACCTAAATGTCTAGCCTCTGTATCAGAAATTAAAACAAATCCATAATTTTCCATGAGACGCGTTAGATATGTAAAATTTACAAGATATTCTCTGAATACTTTATTAATTGTTTCTTGATATACATCAATTGCATAACCTAATGATGAAACATCTCCGTCAAATTTATTACTATCGTATACTTTTTTAACTTCCCATATTTTAGTCTCATCTTGATAAATGCTAATGCTTTCACCAGGAGATTTATCCGACAATGCTCTAAACATGGTTTCCCCATCATAACTTGTTGCAATAAAGTGTCCTCCTACTTTAGTGCATTCGCTTATATTTCTTAAGAAATTCTGAAGTGTTAAATTATTCTCAAACATATAATGTAATGCGAATTGAATAGAACTAATATCAAATCCTTCTTTGGCTTTTCCAAATTGTTTATAAACACCTTTCCCTAAAATCTTTTCATCTTTAGCTCCTTCTCCAAATATAGCCTTGGTTATTTGCTTTCCTTTTTGAGTATAAAGAGCATCCGTATTTTTAATATTAACACTTGAATTACCATTTACAAATAATCCAGCAGGCATTATTTTGAATTTTTTACGATAATTTAAATAACGAGCACATACACCATCTAGTTTGTTTTCTATATTATCTCTAGAAATATCAATTCCAAATACAAATGATAAATTTGAAGCAATCCATTTTGGAATATCTCCTCCTTTACCAACCGCATAATCAATTAACGAATCTCCGCTTTTAGATGCTCTCATAATGAGTAATCGTTTTACAAATAAATTGTGGAAATCCCTCAATCCTCTTGTTTTAGATACATTCGTTGTTTTATTATAATATACATCATCATCTCCTAATTCGTTTGGTATATCTTCTCCAGTAGAAATCATATCATCTGTTATAGGATAATGAATAGAATGCCAATTATCATTCGCTACATGATACGCATTTCCATAATTTTTTAATCCCATTCTTAGCTCTGCCGTTTTTTCATAACGAACTCTCAACGGAACCCATCTCCATTGGTTTTCATTCGTTACTACATATTTGAATTCTACAATTGTATTGTCTTCAATGATTTCTTCCTCTTCGGTCATCATTTTTTTAAAACCATTATTGTCATATTTTAACATGATATTACAAACACTAGATTCCGGGTCATAAGGACTTGTAGGATAAAATCTAACTGGTTTATAACCGTCTTCGTTATCAATATTATCAGGTGTTTTAATATTATCTTGATATATGTCTTCGCACGGGTTCAAATAACCATGTTTTCTAGAATCAAACCCAACCCGCAATATTAATGTTTTATATTGGTCTAATTGTTCCATAGTTCTAACATTTGTTCCATTTTTAAATATATTTGATATGAGATCCTCACCGTTTGGACCTTTCTTAATTGATACTAAGAAATCAATTGTATTGAACTCTGGGGGTTTCCATTTGAATGAATGGACCCATGTTACCTTTGTATTTTTAACAGTATCACCATCAGTATCAAATCCCACTCCTCTTTCCATTGGTGTAAAAATTAGCCCATCTGTATTATACTCAAATAATTCGTCTCGTTGTTTTTGTAAAATTGTTTTACATCCTTGAAAAATAGATTGCTTGTCTGATTCTGAATAAAAGGTCTTACAAACAATTCTTAACGGGGGTTGTGTTTCACTAGAAATTACAGATTTCATTGATAAATTTTTGATAAATGAATCTAATAAAGGTAACCTATAATTTGCCTTTATTGAATCTGGTCTTAATGAAACAAAATCAAGTGCTCTTTTATCTTTTTCATCTAAAAAGTATATATCAAACGCCGCGTATAAATTTATAAAAGTTCCATTTTTATCATGTAAAATGTGTTCGCCGTCTATAAGTGAATTTCCAAAAAAATCTTGGGCAATGCAACCAGTAAATTGAACGTTCATATTTGTATCAATAAAATAAATTTTACCAGTCTTATCTACAAATAATAATTTTCTATCCCCGTCTGCTTTATCAGTTACAGTATAATTCCTCCTAATGTTTGGATAATTTGAATCAGGATTTATTTCTAAAATATTATTAATTTGTAATGTGGTAGACGAAGGTCCGATAAAATCTTTTGGAAACGCCCTCATATCTTCTTTATAATCAATTCCTTTTACTAGACGCAAATAATTATCAATAACAGTTCTTTGTTCTTTATATGAAACTGGATAATTTGTCTGTTGTAATCCAGCTAATATATATTTGATTGTTTGTTTTAATTCTTTAATTATTTTATCCGCCTCGTAATATTTGACTTCGTTATTTACAAGCTCTATTTCAATTTCATATTGAGGTTCATCATCAAATACTTTTGAATCGGCAATAGTGTATTCCGGAGTTTCTACTTGTCTTGTACGACGGAACCCTTTATTAACATATTTATCTTGTAATATTGTTCTATGAGAGCGTTTTACAATGCTTAGATCTATTTTGAATGGAAAATTTCTATGGGTAAATTCAACTCTGTTTATAAATCTAAATGTTTTTTTTGTATCAGCCCAATTTTTTCTTAGTTCAGTTGAAATAGGAGATTCTGAACTCATTTTATTCTCGTTATTTAATGCTATTCTGAAATTAAAATCATCATAGTCTATTGGTAAAATTGGTGTTCCTTCTTTTTTTTTAAAAATACCCTTTTGAACGAATTCATAAAAAGATAAGTTTTCTAGTGAATTTGTTTTACAATAATCTTGTATGGTATATTCTGTTTCCATTTCTAAACGAATTGACGATATTTTAGTCATTCCGGTTAGAGGATCAACGTATTCAGGATAACATCTTAATAAATAACAATTCTTCTCCATTGAAAACCCTACTGATTTTATTTTCTTAATAACATTATCAAAATCAATTTTATTAATACGTTTAATGCCTTTTGTTCCAAATCTAACTTCTAACTCTGGATTATATTTACTTTCTTTATTATTTATTTCCGCTAAAGAAATATTAATCATATCCTTTAACAGACGCTCATTATCAGCGGTCTTTTCTAGTATTTCGCCCCGTTTCTTATCAGCTGATTTATGAGCTACTGAACGAGCTTGTGCTTGTCCTGACATAGTATATATATAATTAAACTATAATATTTAAATTATAGTTCAATTTTTAATTTAATTTATGATATGCTACTGAATATTTTGTAGGATTATTTCATATAATTCTTTTTTTGTTAATTTTTTATCTTTTTGTAGTTGAATACTTAAACGATTGCAAATATTTTTCAATTCTATTAATGTATAAGAACTAATTGATTTTAACGGGTTTTGACAATTGTTAGGATTATCAATCTTCCAATAATTATCTTTATATGATTTTATCATTTCGTCGGTTACAACAGATGGAATATGAATTAGATGTTTCCCTGTTTTATCTTTCATGTCAAGTATGATATTCTGATTATTAGTATCATTCGCAATAATTTCATAATAAGTTCTATTTTTAACATATAGCAAGTTTATATTATAAATATGACATAACGCAACCAATCCCTTGATTGTTATACATGGTTGATTAATTAATTCGTCTTGTAATTCGCATAATTTTAATTTCAATGATTTAAATATAGTTTTATGTTCTTTTATTTTTTCAGCGGTTTTATATTTAAATTCTTGTTCTGTTTTAAAGGTAATTGTTTTTATAAATTCATAATTTTCTAATCCATTTTGTAAAATATAAAAACACCAAAATAATTTATCTTTTTCAATCGGAGTTATAAAATCGTTTTTAATTTTATTTACAACTGGTTCAATAGTTTCTTTTTTATTAAAAACCTTTGGATTGTTTTCGCATTTATTTGAAAATTTATAAATAAATTCATTTGTCAGCATATAATCCTGTAATTCATTAAATACAAGATTATAGTCTTTATTATGGGATGGTTTATCGCGGTCTACTTTATTGGAATGATTATTATATTGTTGTGTTTGTTTGTGAAACATTTGAGGGGAATATACGTGTTAAATATATTAACAAATCTCTTTATTACCTTTAAAAAAAGTAGTTTCAATCTCATTTTTTTGATTTTCTATGGTTTCAATATTAGTTGTTTGATTTTCTACATACTCAATATATTTTACCAAATTTGATAATATTGTTTCATCTAAATAAGAAATATTTACAAATACTCCATTATTATTTTCATTTAAAACAATATTTTTATCTTTTTTTAAAATTCTTAAAACTTCTATTTGATGATGTTTATTCATTATTTCTATTTTTTCTTTAACTTTATTAATATCCATTAATTAATTTATTATATTTAATTTATTCAATTAGTTTTTTATTCAATTAGTTGAATGTTGTAATCCGTAAGAAGCGTATTAAGATTTGTTCCGCGATTCTCAGAAATACGCTGGAGTGCTTCGATATCTTTACGAAAATGATT